TACTGGGATTTTGCGCTCGTGCCTGATTCCGCCAGGAACTGGCGTAAAGCTTGCTTTTTCATATCCGTGATTGGTTAACCTGCAAGCTTTATGACAGAAGTCATGACGCCAATCCCATGTTATACGAATACAAATAACGTTTAATAACGAATATTAACTAATGTACGATATAGCAAGGAATATAGGGCTTTTCTTTCTTTTCCAAAATCAGTATATTAATATATATTAACTGGTTGGGTGCAGGATTTGTGCAGGATTTTCTCTTTATATAGTTCTCTATAAAAGTAAAAAGACCTCCAGGCAATTTGTCTGGAGGTTAAATAACTTATATTAAAATTGAAAATCGAATCCAAAAATTATCCCACTATTTTCTATATTAGCAGGGACCACATTGACCCCTGTTATTATTCCAATGTTCTTTTTATTTAATATATCGTCAATCATTTGCTTTTGAGTATCAATTAAATCCTGTAATCTGTTATTAGAGTCTATTAATTTTCGATTGCTCTCCTCAGCTGATTTATATAATTGCCTGTATTCCTCAACATCTGCCTCTGCCTGATTGTATAACTTTTTATATTCGGTAACATCACGCTCAGCTTCTTCATAAAGTTTTTTGTACTTTTGGGCGATATCGTACATATCACGATAATCTTCCAGGAGCTGATCATATTCTTCAGGCGGATCTAACTCCTGAGCATTGACATTAACCGCTATTGGCAGTAGCAAAATCATTACTATTATAATGTAGACTAATTTTTTTCTAATAGTGATCACTCCTTTTGATGTTCATTTAATCGTGACTCTAAATCCTCCGCTCTTTCCTGCCTGTCTTTTTGATTTTTATTTAGCTGATCAGCTTTTTCTTTCCTGTTTTCAACTTCCTGCTGCAAATTCTGGTCTTTCTCTTTTCTATTATCAATATCTTTTTCTGCTTCATTGACTACTTCTTTTTCCTGATCAGCTTGCTTTTGGACCTGTTTGCTCGCGGTTTTGTATCCACCAGCTGCAGCTCCGATACCTAAAATAGTTGCAGCTTTCCACCCAAAAATGAAAAGCACTATCAAAACAATTACAATTCCAATCGCATACAGATGCCATTTTTTTAATTTCATTTTACCCAACCTTTCTCTTTATAAAAGCTTTAATAGCATCGCGGCCACCAGTTAATACAACTCCAAAACTCAGCAGATATGTGATGGTTGATTGGTCCAAATCATCTCTTATATATCCGGCAACAGCCATACTTACACAAATAGCTGCAATCAGATAAGTAGCTGTAAATTCAGCCCAGTCTGGGATTCCGTTATTATTTGAGTCTTCTTTGAAATCAACTTCCGAAACGGCGTCTTCAAACTGCTCTTTCATCATCCCACCTCTTTTCGCAACTTATCCATATCTATCTCAGGACATTTTTTCCAGCCGTAACCTTCAAATTCGCTGTGACCTTTGATATTTTCAGCAGTAATGTTATAAGCAGATTTTAATTCTTTGAGCAACTCTTTGAGCGCTTGATACTGCTCATCTGTTGGCTCATAATCCCTAAAATCTCCAACCAAACAAACACCTAAAGCTGATTGATTATGTTTTCCTACATGATAACTTTTAGTTTTTGCAGCATTAGTTTTATAGACAGTACCGTCAGCATCTATTACATAATGATAACCAATTCCCGGCCAGTCAAGATGATTGACATGGTATCTAGCAAAAGCATTTACATCTTCACCACCTGGGATGTTATCTGTAAGACTATGATGTACTGCTATATAATATATTGCTGAAAGTGGTCGAGTTTGGTATCTTTTTGAACTATGAGTTGGTAATTTATCTCTTATATCTACAACTTTCATTTTTTAATCTCCTCTCCAAATTTATTTTCTTTGGTATTTAATAATTTTTCTCGCATAAAATCAGGAATTACAACTCCAAGTTCGTCACAGTTTTCAAGTATAGATATTGCTTCAGTAGCTCCGGCCCAAAGGAGAACAAAATCTCTCATGCCTGTCATTCCTATTTGAGTAATTAAATGTCCCAAAGAAATCACAATTGAGTAAGTTGCTAATTTCCCCCAACCTTTTCTTGACATCCAGCTTGATAATTGACCTCTTTTGGCAGCTTTTGTTAAACCTGTTATATAATCAGCTGCCAACAGTATCAAAAAGCCCTGCATTGCTGCATTCATATCACCGAATATCATAGTAATTACAGTTCCCCCTGCTGCCAAAAAACCTTTAATTGCTGTATGCTCAAAAAATTTGTTCCAATAATAAATCACTTCATCAATAAACGGTCTCCACTTCGCATTCAAATTTTCCACCTCAAAACAGCCCCACCTATGGGGCAAAAGTTTTTGTTTATCTGTGTATCACATCAACTTTTTAATTCTAACCGGTCGCCTAAATCAAGTTGCTCCAGTATATGATCATCTAATTTACTTATCACTGACATTTTCAAATTATAACTGTCGCAGTGCTTAATTATTCCCAAGTAGGAATTAACACTGGCATTAATATCCTCGATATCCACCTTCCCTTCAAAATATTTTTTATTAAGATATTTAAATCGTTTTTTCATTTTCTTTTTGGTGCTTTTCCTCAATTTGCTATAACTCGGATATAAAACATATCCGCAAAAATCTATCCCCTCATTAACATTTCCAACAGTAGTTTTATTGTTAAGCTGCAGCTGGAGATAATCTTCAAGAAAAATTTCTATTTCCTGCCTAATAGTATGAAGCTTCTTTTTGTCTTTTCCTAAAAGAACGAAGTCATCCATATACCGGACATAGTATTTTACTTTCAAGGTGTGCTTTACAAATTTATCAAGAAAATCAAGGTAAATATTTGCAAAAAGTTGGCTCATTAAGTTACCAATTGGTGTTCCAATTCCCTTGACTTTTTCGTTTTCAAAGAAGTGGTCTCCTAACTGGATACCAAATTCACCATCTTCACTTTTGATTATCTGCCAGATTAATTCTAATGTATCTCTGCAGCTAATTTTCCTTTTAATTAATTGAAATAACCTTTTATGGACTATCCTGTAAAAATATTTTGATACGTCAGCTTTCAAGAAATATGTTTCCCCTGGCTTGCGGTCCATTATCCTTAACTTGTCCTGTAATTCATATGCAGTAAAATGAGTCCCTTTCCCTCTGCGACAAGCACCGCTGTACCTATAAAATGTCTTGTCAAATATCGGATAAAGATTTCGATATATGCTCCACTGGACCACTCTATCTTTGAAAGGTAAAGCCATTATCAATCGCTTTTTAGGCTCATAAACATAAAACTGCCTGTATTTCCCCTGCTCATATGTTTTCCACATTAATTCATTTTGTATTTCAATTAAATTTCTCTCTAAATTATAATTAAACTTTAATACTTCTGGTTTGTATCTTTTTCTCTTTTGAGCTTTTTTAGTTGCTTTTTCTAAATTGTGATAATCAATAATTTTCTCAAACAAATTTTTGACTGTCTTAGGAATAAATAATCACCACTTTCTATATATTAGGTGAAATATTCAAGCCCGCCCAAATGAGAGCGGGCTCATAACTAATCGTGACAGCTTTCGATATTTCGCTACTTGCTATCTAATTAGTAATTCATATTTTTTCCTGGAGGGACCTCAAAATGTATCTCAGGAAGGACTAAAGGCCTGTTCATCTTTTTGAACACTGCAGCAGAGGCCTTGACCCCATACTGTCTGATAAATTTTTAGATGAGCACAGGCGCCGCGGGAGCCAATATTAGTGTTCACGTTGGAAGGCTCATTGTTCAAGTTGAGCGTGCGCGACCCACAGTTGGAGCCGTTGTTCCGATTCCCGCCAGCGACCAGCGCCCTTAGCCCTAAAATTTATTTTTTACAAGACTTAATCCAGCCACCCAGGAGCCGCCCGATTTCGTCTATTTTTTTAATTACAATTTCTTGTTTTCTAGGTGATAGATGTTTCCGATCTTTCGCAAACCTTACTTGTATTTTTAATTTTTTCAGTTCCATATCTATTCTATTTAAAAATCTTATATTGCTACCCTGTGTTTCATTAGCATCTATAATAAGATCAAGTATTTTATAAACTCTATTTTTCAACCTAGTGCATAGAGTAAACTTTTCGCGTTTTGGAAAATTATCTATCACCGGAAAGAAATAACACATAAAATCATAATGCTTTTGAAATATTATTAAGTCTTCTGTGTCTGCCAAATCACCACTCCTTCAAATTCAAAGTCTAACCCAAAACCATTTTCAGATTATCAGACTGACAGATGATCACAGGCGCCGCGGGAGCCAATATTAGGGTCCACGAGGGAAGGCTCAATGTTCAAGTAGAGCGTGCGCGACCCACAGTAGGAGCCGTGGCTCCGATACCCGCCAGCGATTGCCATCCTTATTGAACTATATATTTCTCCTAACTGGAAACTGCTATCTTTACCAGTGCGTAGTGAATCATTCCAAGAGCCTGAAGAAGAAGCCCCAAAAGTATTAAGTGTCTCCCAAAGGTTACCAACACAATCTACAAGGTTATAACATGATACTGCTTGCTCCACAGTTCCTGTCTCTGTTCTATCGCTGTTGCTTGTAGCGGACCAGGCAGCATTGTTATCCCCATCGTGACCTTCTGGACTCCCATAAGCTGCTTGTATCCATTCTTGATAGTCAAGCATCCGCTTATTAACATTAGAAAATCCTCTAGCAAAATCATACCAGTTATAATCTTCTGTACCGCTGACAGGAAGCGCATTATACTCACTTACTAATTCAGTATCAGGCCATGTTCCTGTACCTTCGCTTGCTAGATATATATCAGCCCAAAAGTTTGATACCTTGACCATTCCAGTAGGGTCGCAATAAGGACGATAATTAAGTGTCCAAACTGAATTCGGAAGTATATTAACGTCTATATTTGCTGTATCATTATATCTTTGTGATATATCTCTGATACGCCCATAGTGAAAGCCTCCAATTTTTCTTGAGTTGTTTTCATTATATCCGTCTGGATAAGTTGAATTTATTGAAATAACAAAGTCTGGCTCAGCTTCACTTGATGGCTGTAGTGCATATATATAATAGTTTTCTCCAAGCGCAAAACTTACAAAACTGCCGTCGCTATCAGCTTCAGTCAAAATAGTATCAGTCTCTTTTTTGAGATTCTGGCGATCTATTCTCAATGCTAAAGGCGGCACTGTAATTTCATCAGCTGCACTCTTTTCAATGTGTCCTTTGAAGTTGAAAAATGAAGGTGAATCAGCTCCTACGAAAGTTAGCATTGATCAATCACCTCTTGGACTTCTTCAATTGTGAAACCTAATCGAAATATTTTTCCATTGGGATTATCAACAAGTTTAAACTGCACTATCTTTTCTGTTCCCTCTTCTTCCTGAGTCATAACCTTGTACTCGGGGGCCGGGCCAGTACGTTCACTTTCTGCTGCAAGTTCTTTGTCGAACTTATACTTTTCAGCTGTATTAAGCAGTCCCTGGTATGCTCTTTTGACTTTTTCAGTGTAGCCAAAGTCGCTGACTATATTTTCATAATCTTGTCTTGAATTAAGTACTTTCGGAAATCCTCTCATATTATCTAACCTCCATTGCTAACGATCCATCTATCATTTTAAACTCGTATATATCGCCTGTCACATCATCAATTATATTGTTTTCTGGGTTTGAGCCTTCCGGGCCAGCTTTCACAAGCCCATATTCGACTTTTTGGATTGTCGCATCTATCACTGTATCAAACAGCACTACAGTTGTTTCATCATTAACTGAGCTATAACTTGCTGATTCTACGGCTGAATAAACTGAGCTTGCGTCTAAAGTCGCTTTAACTTTTCTGTTGGTGACGAATGTATCTGTATAATCACCAGGCACTGTAAAAGTATCAGCGCTTACATAAGTTGCCGTTAATGTGCTGTCAATCCATTCAGTCATATTTTCAGCAAGATCAGATTTGATAGTCCCATCTTCATTAAGAGCGACTTCCAAGCGTTCCCAGAGAGTGTTTTTTGTTCCTCTCGAAACTCTTAAATCCTTAATGTAAGGATTATATTCATTCTGCAGCACCCACTCTGAACCATTCCAAAACTTCATTTTTGCATTTGTCCAACCTTCCGAAATGTCTAACCAGGGCATTCCCTGATAAGTGTCGGTTGGCGCCGTTTCTCCTGCAAATTGAGTAACAAAAGCTAAAAAGTTTCCATATAAAACTTGTTTAAGACCGGGCCCATTAGCATCAAGCCCATCTTTATTTGTCGTTCTTATATCAAAATCTTGAGACATGTCATCACTCCTTTAATATCCTTCGATTATAATCTTTTCTGCAGTTCCCCCAACATCATTATTATTAATGTCTTTGATTACTACATCTACACTATCTATAGTTTTATTTTGAAAATCAGCATATTTCATTGTTGATCCATCCTGCAGCAAGTAATAATTATACCCTCTAGGAATTTCATAATATTCTACTCCGTAATCGCTGTAATTAATTGTTGTTCCGCCTACTGGTACTGACAAATTATCAATTTCTAGCTCTAAGTCAGGAACATCAAAAAACTGTTTAATTTCATTGAGCTCAAATTCAGCAGTTTCTGTCTCCAGCTGAAAAGTAAATTTAAACTGGCAGTATCTAAATTTGTATTCTCCGGTCATGTATTTTTGCCAGTCTGACCATTCCGCATTATCATCAGAAAATCTAACATATGTTTCGGTTTCATAAATAGCAGGTGGATTGTCCAAACTATTATTAGGAAAATCATCAAGTCCGCGATTAGGAAAACTCAATAAACTTAATCCTAAGTCCTGAAAAAACCAGTCTTTTTTGAGTCTTATATCTGTCCGGCCAACTCTGACTGTATCGATAATTTCTGTTTTATATTCAGCGTTAAAATCATAATCAGGCAAACCGTCTGCAAAAGCAGGAATGTCAGGCCAATCGTCAAGATTGTAGCCCGCTAAATCTTCTAAATTATACATGTGGAAAAATGATATCTTGCCGTTAATATTATCTATATTATCTAGTGTTGCATTATCTATATAATCAAGTTCATTTCTTTCGATAATTATGTTAAGCTCCTGGCCAGTCCCTGAAACTTCAAAAATTGCAGAAGTAAAGCCGCTTGAATACTGCCTTACTCTATCAATCGTCTTAATCATATACATATGAGTTCCGTCAATTTCATTTTCAGAAGTCCATCTATCTCCAGTAAGCTTTGTTCCGAGAACTTCACCGTTGTCCCAGTCTGTTCCTTTTCTGATTTCATAACCTAAGACATCGGGTTCATTTACTTCCTGCCATTTTAATATTAATTTTGCACCTTTTTGAGCGACTTGCAAAGTCTCAGGTGCTGCAGGCTTGTTATCTTTTCCAGATATGATAATATCCCTTGAAATAATACCGTCACTGGTTATGTTCCTATATTTTGATACAGTTCTAACTCTAACTTGATAAGACACATTGACTTTAAGATTTTCAATTTCGAAACTGCCGCCTTCTGTTTCTCCTCTGATTCTATAAGGCCCACCGTTTTCGGATATATCTATTATTGCTTTAGCAAAT